AGGCTGAGATGGCGTACGACCGCGATCGCGATCCCGAGAAGTACGCGCATGTCTGGCTCGGGGAGTACGAGCGGCACAGTGAGGCGCGCGTGTTCCGCAATTGGCGNGTCGCNGAGTTCGAGACACCGGCGACCGCGATCTTTTATCTCGGCGCCGATTGGGGCTACGCCGTCGATCCAACTGTCCTCATCCGGTGTTGGGTGCAGGGGCGCATGCTCTACATTGACGGCGAGGTGTATCGCGTCGGCTGTGAGATCGATCATCTCCCACAGCTTTTCGATACTCTCGATGACGGGATGGCGCGGCAGTGGCCGATCCGCGCGGATTCGGCGCGGCCTGAGACGATTGCGTATCTGCAACGGCACGGGTATCCAAAACTCCGACCGGCGCGCAAAGGCCCGGCGAGCGTGAAAGAAGGCATAATCTTCTTGCAATCGTACGACCTCGTGGTGCATCCTCGGTGTCGGCACACGATCGATGAGCTGACCATGTATCGCTATCGCACCGATCCACTCACAGGCATCGTGACCCCGCAGCTCATGGAGACGACCAATCACGTCATCGACGCGCTGCGGTACGCGGTTGAACAGGTACGGCAGGCGTATACTGGTGCGGCGCCGTCTGCGGTCGGCGAGCAGGCGAGCTACTGGCGCAGTGGACCCGCCTAATGCTGCTCCCGTTTCATTCGCTGTGCGCGTCGTGCGGAGGCTTGGATGCGGCGCGCGCGTACTGTGAGACGCGCTGTCTCGCGAACGGCGCGAATGGCTTCGAGATCGTGAGTGCCATCGGCCAGATCGCGACATCGCCCCATTTGCACGTGACGTGCGCGCGTTGCGGGTACGTCTGGCTCGAACGCTGTCTTGGACTCCCGATGATGGAGGGCACCGCATGAATCGGCTCGCGCTGGCGAAGGCGACGACGACGGCGCAGCGATTTATTGAAGTTGGGTCATCTGGTCTCAAGCAGTTCAGTGGGATCCTCGACGACGAATTTCTGCGCGAGTTGCGCGGGGCGAAGGGAGCCGCCATCTATCGGGAGATGGCGCGCAATGACGCCGTGGTGGGCGCCTCGCTGTTCGCGTATACCACACTCGCGAAAGAAGCCACGTTTCGGATTGACCCCGCAGAGGTTGATGACCCACTCGCAGAAGAGATCGCCGCATTCGTCCGCGGGGCGCTGTTCGAGGATCTGAATCTGTCGTGGCGCGATGTGCTCAGCGAAATTCTGTCGATGCTCACGTACGGGTGGGCGTACCTCGAAGTCGTCTACAAGCGGCGCGCGGGAGAGACAGGCAAGTCCGCCAGCCGGTACGACGATCAGAAAATCGGCTGGCGCAAGTGGGCGATTCGCGGGCAAGATACGCTCGATGCGTGGCAGCTCGATGACGCTGGCGGCATCCAAGGCTTGATTCAGCGCGCGCCGCCGCGTTATCAGCGGGTCGAGATTCCCATCGAGAAAGCGTTGCTGTTTCGCGTGGGCGCGGAGCGCGGCAGTCCCGAAGGGCAATCGATTCTGCGCACCGCGTATCAATCGTGGTACTACAAGCGCCGCATTCAGATCATTCGTGGGATTGGGATTGAACGCGACCTGGCGGGATTGCCTGTGATCACGCCACCCGAAGGCGTGGACCTCTGGAACACGAATGACAGCAGCGCCGTCACGATGAAAGCGCAGGCGGAAAAAATCGTCCGCAACATTCGGCGGGACGAACACGAAGGCATCGTCAAGCCGTTCGGGTGGACAATCGAGCTACTGACCGCCGGGGGGAGCCGGCAATTCGACATCACGCAAGTCATCGCGCAGCTCAACAGCGAAATCGCCATGTCGATGATGACGGATTTTTTACTAATTGGCCACGAGCAGATCGGCGCGCGCAGTCTCGCGACGGATAAGCGGGCGGTGTTCTCACATGCGGCCGCAAGTTTTCTCGATAGCGTGTGCGAGACGGTGAATCGGTTCGCGATTCCCGCGCTCGTGCGACTGAACGGGTGGCCGGGCGCGCTCGCACCGACGTTGCAGCATGGCCCCGTCGCTGAGATTGAGCTGAATGAGCTGACGCAGTTCATCGAGCGCACGGCCAACGCGGGATTGCTCTTCCCCGATGAAGGGTTGGAGCAATATCTGCGCGCGCGCGCGCTGTTGCCCCCGGCGCCCGCGCGTACCGTGCCCGACGCTGTGCCGATGGAGGTTGCGCCGATGGAGTCGTCCGCATGATCCCTGAGGAGATGCGCCCAGCCGTGCGGCGGTTCGCTGACGCAGCCGAAGCTGGCGTCGTCGCGCGCACGCTCGGCGCGGTGTCCCGGTCATCGGCACCGTGGGCGGCGCAGCGGTCCGCGATTGTCCCTGAGCTGGCCGCGGTGTACCAACGGGTCCACGCGTACACGCGCGAGACGGTGGCGCGACAGGTGGGCAGTCAGATGGTGGCGAAGCGCGGGCCGGCGCTCGATCCCGTCGCACCGGCTCGACTTGCGTACGCACAGCAACACGCCGGCGATCTCCTCACGAACATCACGCCCTCGGCGCAGGCCGCGGTGCGACAGACCATCATCACGGCTGTACGGGATCGGCTGTCGCCCGCGCAACTGGCGACGAAGTTACGGCCGCTGATCAGCGTCACGGCGCCGCAAGGGCAAGCGATCACACGCCGGGTCGATCAGTGGCTCGCCGACGGGCTCTCGCCGGCCACGATCCAGCGGCGCTTCGACGCTGCGATGGCGAAGGCGACTCGGCAACGCGCGCTCACGATTGCGCGGACGGAACTACTGACCGCTGCGAATGCCGGGCAGCAGGCGGCGTGGATGGAGGCGCGGACGGCGGGTCTGATACCCGACGGCATGGTGAAGGAATTTATCACGACGCCGGATGATCGGCTGTGCCCGATCTGTGAACCGCTGGATGGGGAGCAGGTCGAGCTGGACGCGCCGTTTTCGTTCGGCGGTCAGTATCCTCCCGTGCATGTGTCCTGCCGATGCACGACAGGGCTCGTGCGGTCACGTCGCGCGGCAGAACGTGTGGATAGCGGCGGTGAAGCGCGGCCAGTGACGATCAACGAGGTGTATGCACGGCTCCCCGCGTCTGATCGCGCACTCATCGAGAAGATTCCGGTTGTCGTGGAACCCGGGGAGCGGGTCGCTGGTGGGGCATTCGGGTATTTCGACCCGTACGATCAGCGCATCGTTGTCGGCAGCCTATCCTTCGAGCGCGGTGGCGGACTGCTCGCGCATGAAGTGGGGCACGCGTTTGACAATCGGCTGATTGGCGGTGGTGGACCTGGTCGGTGGTTCTGGTCAGACGGCGACAAAGCATTCAAGGCGGCATGGAAGGCAGATTGGGCGACGTTGGGGCAGACTCCACTCGGCAAGGAGTACAAAACATTTCTGACGCGCCGGTATACGTCGCAGCAGCGCGGGCAAGAACTCTTTGCCGATTTGTACGCGACGCAGCGTGCCGGCATGCCTATCCGAGGCAGGGCGTTTAGTCCGACTGATATGCAGCAGTTGTTCCCGAAAGCCAGCGCCATTGTGCAGACAGTCGGACCGTGAGAGGAGAGACATTGCATGGCACTTATGCTCTTGAAGCGCGATAATGGGTTCGCGGTCATTCTTGGCGCCGTGTCGCGCGGCGTCGATCGCCCGCCGGCCGATGTGGCGATTGAGGTGTCGCGAGAGGATGTGGTTGAAGGGCGCCGGATTGCGGAGTGGCCGAGTGGGATGCATGAGATTTCAGATACCCCGACCATCCGTCGCGCGGCACGGTAAGGACTCATGATGCTGACGCCACCTCATCCTCCACAGATCCAAATGATCTGGAAAGCGGACGCAAAGCGGTATACACTCGGCATCGTGTACGAGCCGGACACGGTGGATACCCAAGACGATTACGCCACGGCCGACACCATCGAACAGGCGGCGTGGGCGTATCTTGCGGATCTGCAAGGGCTCGCGAAGACGGCACGTGTGGTGCTTCGCGCGTGTGTGGATCGGCGTGGTATCATCGATCTTGATGTCACCGATCTCCTCGCGAAAGGCGCCGGTCTCGATGACCAGCACGCGCACGTGACCGAGGATGTGGGCACGGTCGTCGAATCGTATGTGGCGCCGGTGGATTTCACGCTGGACGGGGCGCCGGTCAAGCGAGGCGCGTGGCTCCTGGGGGTGGTGTGGTCGCCGGAGATGTTCGCGAAGATTCTCGCGGGCGAGCGCACTGGGTTGAGTCTATACGGACGCGCGGAGCGAGTGTAACCAACATGCCGACACAACTGCTACGCTTGGCGGTGCGCAACGTCTCGGCGGTGGACAGGCCCGCCAACCAACGTACGTTTCTCACCATCAAAGCGGAGGACGCGATGACGTTTGCCGATGCGCTCATGCTGCAGCGGATGCGTGACGTGTATGAGGCGTTGAGCGAGCGATATGGCGCGCTGATGGAGACGATGGATAGTATCCGGCAGAGCGAGGAGCCAGACAAGCTCGCGGCGTGTCATGCGGCGCTGGACGCCTTCGCGCAGTCGGTGTCGACAGACGTGCCCGCACTGATGGCCGTGATGAGTCGCGCGCCAGATCCTGACGACGACACAAACAACAGCGTGACAAAAGCGGGGCGGAAAATCAGTGCAGCACGATTCGCGAAGCTCAAGACGCTGTACACGGTCTTGGGCGAGATCATGCAGGAAGGAGCAGAGACCATGACAGAGACGACCAAGGCCAGCGTCCCCGACATGTCGGCGCTGACGAAAATTGGGCAGAGTCTGGCCGCACTCTTCGGGCGCGCGGCCGGCGCGGATGCGGCGACGATCGCGGCGCTGGAAGGGGCGCCTGAGCCGACGATCAGCAAAGCGGACATCGTCGCACAGCAGGCCGCGCACGAGGCGTTGCAGAAAGCCAATACTGATCTCGCGACACAACTCGCCGCGGTGCGTGAGCAGATCGAGCTGCGCAAGTTCGCGGAGGAGGTGTCGGGCTATACGAGCATTGGCCTCGATCCGGCAAAGGACGCGGCCGTGTTGAAATCCGTGACAGAGAAACTGCCGGCGGAACACGCGGCGCGGATCCGCGAGATCTTCAAGGCGGCGGTGGCGCAGGCCGCCGCGTCGAAGTTGTTCACGGAAGTGGGGTCGGGCGCCGTGGGCGCGCCGGCCGGATCGGCAGCGGAGGAGCTGGATCAGTTGCTCAACACTGAGATGGCGAAGTCGGCGACGACGACGCTGGAGCAGGCGCGTGACCGCGTGTTCCGCACGCATCGGGGGCTGTACGATCGTGTTCGCGCGGAACAGAATACAGTCAAGACGTAAACCAGGATCCCGCGGCTGTGCAGGGACGCCCTTGCACGGATCGCCATGTGTGCGCGGGACGCCCCGCGCGGGAAGGTAGGAGCCCATGAGTACCGAATCTGCCGTCTCCACTGTGAGCTATGCCGCGAATGCGGACCTCAGCGCGAAGCAGTATTTTCTCGTGAAGCGCCACACGACCGCCGGCCAATGTGCGCTAGTCGATGGGGCGACCGATATTCCGATCGGCGTGCTGCAAAACAAACCGGCCGCCGCTGGTCGAGGGGCGGAAATCGTGACGCTTGGCAAGACGAAAGCGCAGGTCGAAGCCACCACCGACATTGCCATCGGCGATCGGCTCGGGCCATACACGGATGGCCGCCTGATTAAGAAGACCGCCGACAAAGATCTGTGTTGTGCAATTGCGGAGGAAGCCGCGACGAGTGCCACGGGTGACATCATCAGCGTGACGCTGATCGGCCCGATGTATCTCGGCGTGTAGACGGACGGGGCGCGGCTCGCGCCGAGAGCCGACATCGCGGGATGCGTCCCGCAAGGAGTAGACCATCATGCCAGGACAACCCACCGCGCAAGATCTGCACGTCAACGTGGCGCTGACGAATCTGAGCCTTCGGTACCGCAACGTGTCGTATGTCGCCGATCAAGTCTTCCCGATCGTGACGGTTGCGAAGCAGTCTGACATCGTGCCGAAATTCAACCAATCGCCGTGGTTCCGCGATGATGCCCGGGTCCGCGCGCCCGGGACCGCGTCAGAGGGGGGCGGCTTTACGGTCGATACGTCCGACACGTATTTCTGCAATCGGTATTCGCGGCGGTTTGAAATCGCTGACGAGACGCGGCGCAATGCCGATGCGCCGTGGCAGCTTGATGAGGCCGCGACCGCCTTCGTGACCGACAAAATGCAACTGAAGCGCGAGGTGCAATTCGCGACCGACCAATTTGCGACCGGCATCTGGACGACCGACAAAGACGGCGGGACCGATTTTACGCAATGGTCGGATTACGGCGCCTCCACGCCGGATGTGGACATCGACACGTACAAAGATGCGGTCGAAGCGTTGACGGGTGTCGAGCCGAACAAACTTGTGCTCGGCAAACAAGTCCATCTCCAACTCAAGAATCATCCCACGCTCATCGATCGCATCAAGTACACGCAACGCGCGCAGCTCACGCCCGAGCTGATCGCGTCGGTGTTCGAGGTGGACAGCTATCTCGTGGGTCGTAGCATTTACACCACGAGTGTGGAGGGGACGGCGGAAGCCTCGGTCAGCTACACGCGGATCTGGGGCAAGCATGCGTTGATGCTGTATGTGCCGGCCACGGCCTCACTCGTGACGCCCGCCGCCGGGTACACGTTCGTCTGGCAAGTCGTGCCGAGCGCGCTCCAATACATCAAGCAGATGCGGAACGAAGAGCGCGAAATCGACATCGTGGAGGGGAACACGTACTTTGCGCAGAAGCGGACAGCGGCAGGCTGCGGCGCGTTTCTCGAATCCGCCGTCGCCTAGGCGTCAGGAGGATGCACAGATGGCGTCACGACCACGTAGCGTGCTGGAGCGTACGGCGCCAGCCGTGGATGCGCTGTGGTGGGCGAAACGGTCGATCGGCTACGCGCGGCAGGCACTCGACCGCGGGCAAGTGCTGAAGCTCGCCGGGTTGCCGAACGATCGGCTCTTGATTGATCTGGGGTACATCGCGCAGATTCCGGCATCCGCGGCGCGATTCCCGTGTCGCGTCTGTGGGGCCGAGTTTGTCGATCAGGGGTTGCGTGATGGACACGGTCACGCGCGCCATGAGACGCGCGCGTACGTCCCTCCGAGTCCGCCCACGCGGCGCGCGGGGGAATCGGCAGATATGTATCAGAATCGGGTCGATGTGTGGGCGCAGTCGGCCGGCCGTGCGGCGGATGTCGCCGATGAACGGCGCGCTATGCAGGAGGACGCGCTCGCTCCGCTCGATCTCACGAAGACGTCGGCATCACGGCGATAGGTCACACGGCGGGAATGTTCCGCACTGCTCGAAAGGAGCGGTCAGCATGCCGAATACAATCACACGCGGACGAGGGGTCTTTGGAGAAGTCGAAACCAGTCGCCTGATTCTTGGTGGAGGCGAATTTCCGGTACCGGGCGGGAATGCCTGGTTCGTCGATGGTGCCACGGGCGGGAGCGCGAAATCAGGCAAGAGCTGGAAATACGCGAAGGCGACGATCCAGCAGGCGGTCAACGCGGCCAACCAAGGCGATCGCATCTACATCAAGCCGCTCGAAGCTGAATCGGCATCGGGCGATACCGATCCAGATTCGTATGCCGAGAACGTGGACATTCCGGCCGGCAAGGATGGGTTGTCGCTGATTGGGGTGTCGCGCGGACTCGCGCAGGGCGCACAGCCGCAGATCAAGAAGGGCTCGGGCAGCACGGCGCAAATCGCTGTCGATGCCTTCGGCGTCTTGATTCACAATCTGACGATCAATGGCGCCGGGGCGACGGGCGGCGGCATCCTGATCAACGCGAACGGGAGCACGGAAGATGCCGGCGGACTCGTGGTCTCGCGCTGCCACATCAAGAACTGCAAGGGCTCTGCAGCCGGACTGACCGGCGGTGGCGTGTACTGGTCGAGCAACGGCGGCGCGTGGTACGTGTCCATTGTTGATTGCGAGTTCATCGATTGTCGCGCCGGCATCGTCATGCCAGGTACGTCACAGTCGGTCCCGCAGCACGTCAAGATTCTGCGGAACGTGTTTTCAGTCGATCCCAACACGGACAATGACGCCGACATCCTCGTGGCGGCGGATGGGATCAAGAACCTCATTGTGGATTCGTGCGTGTTCGGGACGGTGGACGTGCCGGGGTATGCGACAAGCCCATCCGCCGCGCGCTACATCAAGCTCGGTGCAGGCACCACTGGGATCATCAGCAATTGTGTCTTCGCGTGCATCAGCGAAGGCGGCTCCGCGAAAACGTTTGGTGCTGCGGGTGATGCGGTCATCGCGCCGACGACGGTCCGGATGGTGCGGTGCTACGGCGAATCGGCGACCGTGGACACGTCTGGCGAAATCTTCCGCACGTAGACAGAGAAAGGACTTCGCGATGTTCACCATTATGGCCCAACTCATACGTCTGCTCAGCGCGGCAATGATCGGACTCATGCTCGTGCCGTCGCTCGCCGTGGCGCAGTTCATTATCGCGCAGTCCGGATCCATTACGACGGGTGGTGCTGATTGTAGTGTGGCGACACGGTGCGTGACGGCGGATGATAGTGTGCTCGGCACGGCCGGTAGTGCAGCCATCGACGTGCGCGGAAGCTTCACGGCCACGCTGATTTTTGAAGCGAGCATCGATGGGACCAACTTTTTTACCTGGCATGTCCTCGATCAAGCCGACGGGAGCGATGAGACGGGCGCAACCGCCGGCGGGCAGTGGCTCGGCACCATCGTGGGGTATCGCGCGGTCCGCGTTCGCGCCAGTGCCGCCAGTGCCGGATCCGTGACGGTCACGATTCGCGCCGCGCGCAATGTCGGGGCAATCGTGCGGACCAGCGGAGGTGGGACGACAACATCGAGCGGCACGTTCTACGCCGGGACGAACACGACGAGCACCACGCCGGAAGCATTAGCCGCTACACAAGCGACGGTCGAAGTGTTTGTGCAGAACGATCCGCAATCGACGACAGACGTGCTAGTCGGGAACAGCTCGACGCAAACCGTGCAACTGGGGCCTGGGGACGGCATTACCCTACCTGCCTCAAATCTCGCGGTAGTCTATATCGTCGCCGTGAGCGGCACGCCCACGGTCAATTATCTTGCACGGTGATCAACTGATGACACGATCTTGTAGCCGTTCCCTAATGCTCGCGCTTTTGCTCCTGTTGCCAATACGCACCATCGCTGCGCAAGGCACACCGCCAGCAATAGCAAGTGCGTTGTCTGACGTCCAGCGCCTCAAAGCCGAGAATTTCCAACTGCGCGTCGAAGTCGCGCAACTGCGTGCCACGCTGGCCGATCGGGAAACGCGTTTGCTCGAAACGCAACTGAGTCAAGAGCAGCGTACGCTCGTCGAGGAATTTCGCGTCACACTGCGCGCGGGGCCTAATGAAGTCTTTGACTGGAAGACATTGACGTTCACGCCGAAAGAGGTGGCGACGAAATGACACGCATATGTCGGACGGTGTGTGTGTTGGCGCTCGTGACTGGATGGAGCATATCGCTGTCCGCGCAGATCCGCATTAGCCCGGCATCCTGGATCAACGGGCGCGGGGTGACACGCGGGTCTGTTACGGCGCCGACCGGCGGAGCCTTCCGCGTCGAGATGGCCCTGCCCTCGTCGCTTGCCGCCACGCCGTCGCAATCAGGGACGGATCTCGCGGCTGGCGTCTACGCGATCACGGTCACGGCCATCGACGTGGCCGGCGGAGAGACAGACGATCCGACCGCGATCACGTGCACGGTCGCGGCGGGTGGGGCGGGTCGGTGCGCGGTGACGTGGACGGCCAGCACGGGCGCGGCGTCGTATCGTATCTGGACCTCGCTCGTAGGAGTGGCGACACCGACGCGGTACTTCGCCTCGACGACGAACAGCTACAATCTGGACACGCTGACGGGCGCGACGGTCGCCACACTGCCGACCAGCACAGCAGCGTACATCGGGTACGTCCCGCTCCAGGCGGCAGCGCAGACGACGGTAGGGGTGTTCTCGCTCGCGAACGGCACGGTCGCGGCGCCGAGCCTGACGTTTGCGTCAGAACCTCGTATCGGACTGTGGACAGTCGCCGCTTCTGAGACCTTGTCTTTGGGCACCGGTACAGGGACTACTGGAAATATACTCTTCTACCAGCGCGGGGTAAACTATTTCCGGATGAACAATGGTGTCTTCGATGGGCTTAACGGTGCATCCATCAACCTAGGGGGGTTTTATGTATCCTCTAGTGCGACCTCAGTTGGTGTCGGTGGGACTACTAGCCCTGATGCTCCTCTAGATATAGTCAAATCAGCCCTCGCCGCGACTCCCACGACTGGTTCCATCCTCCAGAACGAAACCCTCTCCACTGCCGGCGTCCCTGTGCAGATGCCGCCCGACTTCGAGATGAAGGGGCACGTCTGGAACACGACGGCGACGGC